CCGACGCCGGTCGTGTCCTTGATCGGCCACGAGTCGACGGTCCAGTTGTCCTCATCGACAAGCTGTAGCACTGCCTCGAGCGCCGTCTGCGACGTCCACTTCGTGTTCTGCGGTGGCTGCAAGCTGTAGTTCAGGTAGTCGTATTGGTCGACGACCTGCTGCGTCTCGACGGGCACTGCTTGGCCTAGCGCCGTCCGGTCGCCAGTCTTGCGCGGCATGTTGAAGTCGCGCACGACCAGCTTGTAGGGCCAGAGCCACCGCTTGTCGGCGACCAAGAATGAGACACGGTGCGGACTGTCGCTAGGTGTGAGGTGCAGGATGTAGACCTGCTCGATTGTGGTTTTGACGTCTCGGCTGTCCGTGATCTCGAGCGTCAGCGGTTTGCCGAGCCTGCCCTTGAGACGGTCCCATCGCGTGCGGTGCACGCTCATGACCGTCGTATAGGGAGCGACGCCGCTGATGAATCGCCACGCGATGCCACTGGTCGCGGCGAGCTCGACGCCGCCCAGCTTGACGATGGGATTCTTCGCCTCAGGCATTGGTTATGCCTGCCCCGTTGTTGGAGCCGTTTGGATCGGCACGAAGGTCCGGTCGCCGGGCTTGGCGTTGTAGCGTTCGGTCACGCTCTCGGTCAGCACCGTAACCGTGATGAACTCCTGGCCAGCTGGATCACCAAGCACGCGCGGCGTCACTTGGCTCGTGCTGGCTACGACGTTCCAGCCATACTGCTCGACCTTACTCGTGTCTTGCTGGTCTGGTCCCTTCTGGCCGAGGATCGTGCCATCGAATCGCCCAATCGGCCCATCCGGTCGGGCGCGCTCGCGGATGCGCAGCTTAGGAGCCTCGGCCCCGATGCCGATGGCTGTCCGGTTCCAGATGCGCTCCAGCACGCCGAAGCCAACGTCGGCGAACGCTGCGAGCTCGTCGCCGCTGTGCGTCGGCGTGTAGTCGATGCTGCGCGTCTCGCGAAACGCCACGCTCTGCGAGACCTCAACAAGCGACTCGCCGCCGCTAGGCTGAAAGATGAACTGGAGCGTGATGCTGATGCGCTTGGCACTCTCGTCGTAGCTGACGCGCTCCTCCTCGACGCCGAAGACCGTGGGCTGGAAGTTGCTCTGGAAGAGTTGCCGAACGTGGCCCTTGATCTTGTTTCGGTAGACGCTCTGGAGGTCGGTGGTCTCGTCGATGTCGACGGCGCAGTCGTAGTTGCCTATGACTCGTTGCAGCCGCGTGACCTCCTCGGTCGCGTCTCCTGGGTATTGGTTGACGTTGGTGAACGTGACGCGGTGGTCGCGAATCTGGCCATCGTCGAGAGCTGCCTGCGTCTGGTTGACCAGCAGCTCGACGTATTGCCGCGTGAAGTTGAGCACATGCGGAGCGGGCGTTGCGCCGCCCTCGCGGTCGAGCGTGAAGCTCTCGTCGACCAGCTCGAACGTCGCGCCGCTGTCGATGACGTCGAGGTAATCGTTGCAGCGATTGTCGGCGTCGGCCTCGTAGCGCGCCTTGGCGTCGCCGGCGCTGGTGGCGGTGTAGGTGCCGCGCATACTGACCACGCGCTGCCGGCCAGACTCGAAGTCGACGAGCACCTCAATGTCACGTAAGCCTGCGTCAGTCGTGTCATCGGCGGGTAGCTCGCCCTCGATGGTGATCGTGTAGCCACGGCTTGCGCCACGGTCGAGGTCGATGTTGCCGCTCTTGGCGATCGACGCTCGCGCCCGCAGCATCGTCTCGCCGACGGTGTAGGTCCATGCGTTGCCGTCGAGGTCGATCTCGAGCGTGTCGCCGTCGACCAGACGCTTGCGGAACTCCTGCTCCAGCGTCTCGCTGCTGCTCTGCAATCCTGCGAGATCCTCAGCGACGACCACGACGTCGACGACCAGTCGGATGCTGTCGTAGCTCTTGTCGAGGATGTAAGGCCCGACGATCTGGTAGACGTCCGACGTGCCGCCGATGGCCTGCGTGCCGTAGGTGATCTCGATGGGGTTGTTGATCGCCATGGCTACTTGCTCTCGCTAAACGGGTTGATTGCGTCGACCAGCCGCGTCATCGCTTCGCTAACCATCTTGCCGAAGCCACCCATGATGCGGTCGATGATCTTCTCGATGCCCGGCCCACGCATCTGCGTGTCGGTCTCGAACAGCTCGCGGCCTCGCTCCTCGTCCATGCGCAGGCTCTTGATGCTGTTGTAGAACTGACGCGCCTCGGGCGGGATCTCGTTGCGAGCTCCAGCAATTGCCCCGAATGCCTGGATCGTCTCCTCGCGGGCACGACGCGAAGCTCGAGCGTCTTCGTTGAGCGTGCCGAGGAACATCTCCTCCAGCATCTTGCCCGTCGCTCCGAGCGACTCGCCGACGACGTCGCCAACACCGCTTTCCGTCGCACCTCGCACAGCACTGATCCCTGTGCCGATTGCCGTGCCCAGACCGACCGCGCCGAGGCCCTTGCCGACGACGCTGCGGATGTTGTTGGTCAGCTTGCCGGCGCTGCGCGCGGATTCGCGAACCAGACCCGATAGCTGGCTCTTGGCCTGCCGCGTGTCGAGCCGCACTTTGACCTTCGTCTCCTGTGCCATTAGCGCCCCATCCTCTTCTTGCCGTCGCGCATCTGGTGCCGCACCGCCTTCTGGATGAACCGATCCATCAAGTCGTCGCCGCCCTGTGCCTTCCACGCCTTCTGGAAAGCCTGCTGCGCTCTCAGGATAAGCATGTCAAACGTGCCGTTGACTCCGAACTCGCGCTCGATCAGAGCCTTGCCGTCCTCGTATTGCTTCTCGACTCGAAACAGATCCTGCGCGATGCGGTTCATCTGCATGTTCTGCTTGCCGCTCTGACTGCGGATGCGAGCCATCAGTGGGTCCGCCTGGAAGCGGTGGCGCACGCTCATCTTGGCGCGCGCCGCCTCATCCATGTCGCCGAGGATCATGTTGTTCATCTCGTCGCCCATCTGCTCAAACGTCTTGCCGCTACCAAGACGCAGCGCGACGATGCCGCCCGCGATCAACGCCAGCGCAATGACGCCTGCGGGGTGACGCGCCAACATCTGGCCACCCTTCTGCACTGCCTTGCCCGCCAGACCGCTCGCGCCGCGTGCCAGACCTGCGCGACCCAAGCGTGCAATCTGCGTCGCACGTTGACCGCTAGCTGCGCTGCGCAGTCGCATCTGCCGGCGACGCATTTGCCGCAGCAGCCGCAAGCGTCGTAGCACGCCGCCCTTGCGGTTGGCTCGGTCCAAGCGGCGATCATCTCGAGCACGCGCGCGCGCGGTCGGCTGCTGCTGCGGCCCAAGCGTAGGCCGGAAGATCATGTCGTCGCGGAGCGTCACAGGCGCAGATAGCTCCCCAGCTCGGGATCGCTGTATTCACGAACGCCCGACAGGCCCGTGCTGTTGTATTCGGCGAAGACGTGATAGACGCGGCCCGCAGCAGGTGCGTGCGAGGTCTCGAGGTCCGTGTCTTGGTAGACCGGCGTGATGCCACTAAACGCATCTGCTGGCGTGCTGCCAGTCCTGTAGCCCAGCACGTAGCGGACGAAGTCGTAGCGATTGGCGACCGGCCCTGCTTCCCACGACCATGTCGTGCCGACCGCTGTGAGTTGCTGCGGCGCGGGAAAGTGCGGCTGCGACGTGCACAGAGCCTCGACGGTGTATTCGTCAAAGACGACCTGACGCCCGCGACCTAGCGTGCTCGGGCTGCCGACGCCGCTGCCCGTGACGATGATGCTGGCTCCGTCGTAGGTCGTCAGGTTCTGGATCGCGTAGCGCACGCGCTCTGCGACCTGAGCGATGCCCGCGCCGCTGCTTCGCGATGCCGACGACCTCGAGCCGCCAATGACAGCCTGCTCGCCGAGCGGATCGCCTGCGACCTCTACCGCGACGACGACGTTGAACGTCTGCTGGATGAGCTCGGGGTGGTCCTCGTCGGGCGTGCCCGTGCCGATGGTCACAAGGCAGAACGGAAACTGCGGCGGGTGCTCCTCGTCGCTCGGCGGTGCTCCAGCGTAGACGTAGACGCTGCGTGTGCCGAAGACCGGGTTCGTCGATCCGTCCCATGTCACTTGGGCCAGCTCGTGCTTGAGCTGCTGCGCCATCTGCCACGGGTTCATGCTTGCTGCGCCTCCACGCCCCACAGGGTCGGCCCTGCCGCCTTGTTTTCCTCGGTCGTGCGTCTCTCGCCGAATCCTGACATCGTGCGCTGTGTGCGCGCTCGCGGCGGCTCCTGCGGCTGCTGCATCTGCATGAGCTTTGACGCAAAGCCCTGCGCCATCTTCATCGCCAGCGTCGCCTCGGCCTCGTCGTCGCCTTGCAAGGCAGACATGCCGGCGTCGGCGGCCTCGGGATCGCGGATGGCGTAGCCGCAGGCTACGACGAAGTCCTGCGCGTGAGCGTCGCCGAGCATCGCGAGCTGCTCCTGCTCGACTTGGGATAGCCGCAGGAACCACTCAAAGGGCGGGCGCTGCGCGCGCAGCCAACGCTCGTAGGCTTCATTCGTGAGGTCCGGCAGGCGCTTCTTTGAGAACATGGCAGCATTCTATGACAGGGACAAGTCGGCGAGCCTGCCGACCTCGAGGATGTTGCCGCTGCTGTTGCGCACGCATTCGACCGCGATGGGCAAGCCGAGCTCTTCCTGCCGTTGGAACGCCAGCTCGGCATTCTCCGACCAATCGGGGATGCCCTGGTAGATCAGGACTGCCGGATTGCTGACCGGATCGTCTGGCACGTAGAGCATCGACACAGCGCGCGACAGCGCCGAAGCGCCCGCGACGCGGTTGCCGGGCTCGCGCAGCAGGCTGTGACCCGTAACGCTTCCCTGCACAAAGTTGCTCGAGAAGAACTGCTGGATCGCGTCATCGTCCCATGCCCGGATGAAGCAGGTGAACACGTAGCGCGACGTGCGCTCGAGGACGTCGCTGGCCTCGTTGCCTAAGCCCTCGCACTCGATGCGGACGCTGGTGTTGAAGCTGGTCAGCACGACGAGCTTGGTCTTGCCGACCTCGATGCCGCCGTAAGGGAACTCGACGTTCAGATCGGTGGGCTTGATGACCAGCCGCCCTGGAGCGCGCAAGACCTTGGACACGTTGCCGCTTGCCATTACCTGCCGACCTCCATGATCCGGACGCCGATGGTCTTGCGGATCTCTTTGCGAGTCTTGGTTGTGACGCCAACAAACTGACGTTTCGGCACGCGCATCTCGAGCTGCTGGTCTCGAGCCTGATCACCAAGCAGCCAGCCAAGACGCTCCTGCAAGTCCTCGCTCTGCTTGGCAAGCCACTTGCCGATCCTCTGCTGCACCGTCAGCGTGATCTTCTCGCTCTTGCTGACGCCGCCGAAGTTGTGCAGCGACGCATACGGCACCGTCGTTCCGACCTCGACGACCTTGCCCTTGACCGCGAACGCGATGCTGTTGGCCAGACGCCCGGTATCACGCAGCGCCGGACGACGCTCAAACCTCCGAGCGGGCGGCTTGCGGCGGCCCTGGGCGAAGTCGCTGATGATGCCGAAGACGTTGATGGGACTGCGCTCGCGCCACGCCTTGCGCCCGAATCGCTGCTCCTTGAACGACGCCTGCGACTCGGCGACCATCGTCACGCCGATCTGCTTAAGCGCCTTGGTCGGGTTGTCCAGGTTCTTGTTGACCCGCCGCAGCTTCGCGCCCTGCTCGAACGTGACGCGCGACATGGCCTAGTCCTGCCCCGTGTCGTAGCCGCTCGGCATGTAGCCGGCGGGCAGGTTCTTGCGGTCGCTCCAGCCGTATTGCGTGCCGCTCTCGGTGCTGGTGATGGTGCCGCTGTTGCTCTTGGGTCCGGCGTGTCCGCGCGCATCTGTTCGGCGGACCTTCTGGATCATGCCGTCCGGTCCCCAGACCTGATCCCACTTGACCTCCTCGATGGCCGAGCTCGCACCGCCGCGCCGCCACAGCACGCTGATGACGGCGACCGCGCCGACCTCGAGGTGTAGCCCATCCGTCTCGTCGAACTCGACCTGCGCGTAGGCGGGCCACAGGTAGATCACGGACTGCGCTGCTGCCAGACCCACAACATCATCGACCGTCGTCGCCGAGCGGTCGCGGATGTTGGTAAGCGTAATGAGGCCATCAGCGTCGTAGACGCTCTCGACGTAGGCCCAGAGATCGTCCTTGGCTGCCATGGATTAGGCCGGGTCGGTGAAGGTCGGGGTGGTGGTGGTGCTGGGCAGGTAGCCGAATCCAGACACCCAGAGCCACCACTGGATCTGCCCGGTCGCGGGTGCGCCGCCTGTGTCGGTGAAGCTCAGGATGTCGTCGACCAGCCACGGCGTGTGCGTCGAAGCGGTCGCGCGCAGGAACCAATACGTGCCGTCGATCTGGTCAAGCGGCGCAAAGATCGCGTCGTCGATCAGCAGGTAGCCGCTGCTCGCGCTCGCCCATTCGATCTCTACATCGAACGCGTCCTCGTTGAAGTCGCGCGGCCAGCAGTTCTGGTCGAAGTCGATGATCACCTCGTTCCACGTCGACGTCAGAGCGGTCAGCGCGACGGTCTTGGACGAGCTGCCCATGCGGATGATGATGTTGCCGCCCGTGCCCGATCCCGCCGCCTTGTTGACCATGATGCGGAACTGGTAGGGCGTGTCGACGTCGAGCCGTCGGATGCGCATGTTGGTCAGCGTCTGCTTGAGCAGAGCGTTGCCGGTCAGCTTGAGGCTAGCGTCGGTCTGCGCGCCGGGGTGGCTGCGGTAGAACGTAGACGTGTCCTGGTCGATGTTGGCGCTGCCGCTAGTCTCGGTCCATCCGGTGAACTTGGGCGTCGCCGCACTGTCGAACTCAGAGAAACTGCTATTGGTCAGCAGACTGCCACCGCTGCCTTGCCCAGCGTGTCGGCTCACGATGGTCGTGTTGGCATCGGCTCCGCTGCCGTAGCTCGCGCGCAGCACGCTGTCGAAGCTGTTGGGCTGACCCAAGACCTCGAAGACCTCGGCCTGCTCCTGCACGCCCGTGTTCTGGTCGGCGATGCACTTGAGCAGCTTCTTCTCGACGTGGCACGCCTCGAGCGCGAAGCCGTTCTCGTCCTCGGTCAAACGCCCGCAGTCGCCGTTGCCGGTGTTGCCTGCTCCTGCCGTCGAGCTCGTGTCGAACGTGATGTTGCGGCTCTGCACCGTGAGGCTGTTGTCGACGAACCAGTCGTAGAGCGCGCGGAAGATTTGCGCCGACGTGCGGAAGCCGCTGCCGAAGCCCTGCGTCGCCGTCGCGTCCGAGTCGATGCGGTTGGCATACTCGAACAGGATCGGCGTCAGCGCCTGCGAGCCAAGCGCAGGCGACATCAGGTCGGAGCAACCAGAGCGGAACGACGCGGCCCAGTTGGCAAGCTCGGTCGGCGTGTATTCACCCTCGAGGCTTTGCAGCAGTGTGTCCCATTTGCCGCCAGCGCCGGCGTGCGTGCCGTCGATGTGCGCGCGGAACGTCTCGAGGATGTCTACCGCAGCGCGCCACTGCGCCTGGATCTCAGTTTCGGTCGGGGTTCCGCTCATGGTTGCTCGGCTCCTGGTCTACAGCTCGTCGGGCCACCACAGGCCCGTCGTCTCAAGCGTGTCGGGGTAGTATTCGCCACGGCTCCCGCGCTCCTGGTCCTCGCAGATCTGCGCGAACATGTAGCGCGCGGCGGGCACGTCGTTGGGGTGCGGGCGGTATTCGTTGGTCGGCTTGCCGCGCTCGCGGCGCTGCTTGATCTCTTCCTCGGTCGGGATCGTGATGATCTGGCCGCGACGCGGGCGGACGTGGTTGTCGCCGACGTTCTGCCCGGTGCCCGGCTCCTCGGTCTGCCCGCCGTCGTCGAGAAACCGGATCACCGTGCGCTTGAGCTTGTCGCGCATCTTCTGCACGCGGTGCTCGTCGATGTCGACGATCGCGCCGATGACCGGCACGCGGCGCTTGTTGCCGGTCCGCATCGGGTCGCTGACGAGGTTCTCGTTGACCTTCGGGAAGTTGATTCCGGCGAGGTCGATGTGCTCGCGCGGGCAGCTCGGGGTCACGCCCACCCAATACTTGTAGCTGCGCGAGACGCCGATCTGCGCTTTGTGCGCATCGAGGTCCGGCACAAGGTCGCTGCCGCCGATGTGCGTCTTGCCCTGCTGCGGCTTGGCCTGCGCGGTCAGGGTTGCGGGTTGCCCCACGTCCGGGTTCAGGTCGGGGATCAGCTTCTTGCGGGTTGCCATACGGGTCATCTCCGTTTCATGGTTACAAAAGAAAGGGCCAAGCGTTCCCGATGAACGCC